TGGGATTTGGAGATGAAATACTTGAGTTAAAAACCATTAATTCTCTTGCATATGTTGATCCATCTTTAGGAGGTAATGCAAAAATAGAACATGTAAAACAAGTTCAATTATATATGTATTTTAGTGGATTAAAAAGAGCCAGAATAGTTTATGTAGAAAAAGGAGAAAATGATTTTAAAAAAGCAATTGTAGAACATATTGTGTTATTTGATCAAAGTATAGTGGATGAAATATTTGAACAAGTAATAAATGTTCAATCATTACTTGCTACAATAGCACTTGAAGAATCGTATGATCCTGAGCAAACTTTTGAGAACACTGCAAAAAGTATGAGGACTATTCCTGTGGAGTTGATTAATTTATTACCTCCAAGATGTGCAGAATGTACAAGTAAAAATGATTTTAAAGTTAAATATTGTTCGAGGAAAAAAGAATGCTTTACTTTGTAGGATTAGATTTATCACTTACTGGAACAGGAGTTACTATTATTGATGCCACAGGCGTAATAATTGCAACAAAAGTTTTTGGGTATCCATTAAAAAAAACTGCTACTGAATTAGAAAAAATATCCAGAGTAATTGATATTGTTGATGGCATAATGCAATTGGTTCGCAAATACAAGGACAATACTCTCATGTGTTCTTTGGAAAGACCTGCTTATAGCGCAAAGGGTAGGCAAAATGATTTGAGTGAATTACAGGGCGTACTTAAAGTTAATTTATGGTTGGCATTTAGTATAATATCAAAATTAGAAACTGCGAGTCATGTTAGAAAAAAGGTATTAGGTAAAGGTAAATTAACAAAAAAACAAATAATGGCTGAAATTAAAGCTCAATACAAATATATATTAACAAATGATAATATTGCTGATGCGTTTGTATTAGCAGAATGTTTAAGGCAAGAAACGGTAAATAAGGATGAACAACAAAGTTTATTCACAAAAGGCGAAATCGATTTCGTTAAATAACTAATATTGAAAGGATCAATATCATGGCAACAAAAAGTAAATCAGTTGGTAAGCGTAATTCTCCAAAGGATGCGAAAAATAGCAAAAAAACAGTGGCTAAAAAAACAAATATTAAGCCAAAGAGTTCTAAAAGCGATGGATTAAAAAACAAAGAAGATGATGTTTCTTTCACTCCTGAAAACGATGAACTAGTGGCTCCAAGCTCAAGTTCTGTTTCTGAAGTAGTGGAAGCAACTCTTGTTTCTGAAACTGAAAGTGTAAAGGGTAATAACGAAACTGGGTTAGTAATTATTACTGGAAATATGGAGGAACCTGAAATTTTGGAAGAGGTATTATCTGATGATGAATCACAAAAAAGAGATCGGGTATTATTTTTGAGTAAACAATTATCAGATAGTTATTGGGACTTGGCTACTTTACTAAGAGATATTCATGATGAAAAATTATTTAAAAAATTTGGGCATAAAACATGGAAATCATATATCGAAAAAGAAGTTGATTTTGATGTTAGAACTTCAGAATATTTTATTAATATTGTGAATTGGGCGGAATCTCTTCCTACGGATGGAAAGATGTGGGCAGAACAACTTGGTTGGACTAAAGCAAAAGAGTTAACCAAGGTTGTAGATACATCTAATTTTACTGCATGGATGGAAAAAACTAAAGATAAAAGCACTAGTGAAATTATCAATCTTGTAAAGGGAGCAGAAAAACAGAATATAATTGATGATGCAGATAGTGGCGATCCTGAAAGAACAGAAAAAGCTATTAAGAAAAATTTCCAATTATTTCCTGCTCAATATAAAAATATTGAAGAGGCATTATCAAGAGCCAAGGCAATTTCTGAATCAGACAAAGATGGTCACGCATTAGATTTAATTTGTACTTCTTACATGGCAGATAATATCGATGTTAGTAATATTGGGGATTATTTAAAACGGATTGAATCTGCACTGGATTGTAAAATAATTGCACTAGAAAAGGATGCAAGTGCAATCATTTATGGTAAAGATACAATTGATATGATTCCTGATGAAGATCCAACTGAAAACTACTCAGATGATGATCTTTTAGACTCTCATGAAGAATTTTCAGACTAATCATTGTTATCCTTAAATATATAATTATTGACAAAATATTAAAAATAAGTAAAATGGAAAAAAGGGAGTGTTTATGATGTTAAATGATTCTATTATCAATATCCAATTTGATAATATAATATAAAAGTTGAGAGGTGCATGGATGTCAGATGGACGAGAAGGGTCATTTAAGCGTATTAAGGCATTGAATTGTATTCAGACTGTTCAATCTATGCTTAAACTCAGAGATACATTAAGAACTATAGCCGACTATATTCAAAAAGATCAAAAAGAAATGCTGGATATTACTACAGGGAGTCTAGTTTCCATACTTGGAAGGTATCGAAAGGCTTTTATGACTCCATCAGATTTGCATAAAGAAGATATGGTAGATAGATATGGCAGTAAAGCTGATGAATTTATTAATGGATTAATTGAAATAGATGAACTAAGTAAGTTATATGCGCTTCAGATGAAGCGTATTGGTGTAGGCATGGAATTAGAGAAAAAACTTCATTTTTTAGATAAAAAAATAAATATTGAAATAGATTTGGCATTAAGAATTCTTAAGAAAAGTCATGATATTAAAATGGATCTTGGAGTTGGTGGTGGAAGAAATCTTGGTACAATGGGAATAAGACCAGAATTTTCTTCTAATTTAGAAACTATTTATGGTTCAGATGTGCTTGATACATTTAACAATCCAGATTCAAGGAGTAAGGTGTTCTCTGCCATGAAAGTTTTGTTAGTTGATAGTGGCATGAGTGATATAATAGATAGTTTAGATGAGGATAGTGAAATTGAACCTGAAGATATTGAGGATGAAAAAGTTTAGATATGGTTATTAAAGAAGATGGACGATATAGAACAATCCGTACAAAAGAAGAGCAATTTGGTATCGATAAACATACACTAAATAGTTTGAATGATAAGGAACAAAAATTATTACAAATATTAATTGAACAATTTAAATCAGGTGATACTACAGGATTAGAAAGTCTTCATAATTATAGATATAAATATACACCAGTAACAATGAAACAATTTTTGGAAGATCCATATTATTTAGGTCAGAGTACACAAACGTTATATCCTAAATTGAAAGAGGATTTGGTATCATTATTTGAGACTTCTTCTTATAGAGAAGTGATTTTTACAGGTAGTCTTGGTTTTGGAAAAACAACTATAGGATCTATAATTGTTGCGAGATTTTTATATGAACTATCTTGTTTTAGATCTCCTCAATTATCATTTGGTATGTCTCCTAAGTCTGAAATAACTATTGCGCTTTTATCTAAAACTAAAGATTTAGCAAAAAAAGTATTATTAGAAGCTGTAAGACCACGTATTGAATTGTCTCCATATTTTCAAGAAAATTTTAAAATGCAATTAAATAAATGGGAGTTTTTATGTCCAGAAGGTATTAGGGTTGTATCTGCTGGAGTACTTACTGATAATGTTTTAGGAATGAATGTTTTTATGTCAGTCATGGATGAATTAAATTTTTTAGGAGAAATGAAATCGCATGATACTGGAGAAATGATTGATATTGCTAGTAATGTTTACACTAAATTGGTAAGAAGGATTAAGTCAAGGTTTATGTCTTCTGGTGGTGATTTACCTAGTTTTTTAGTTTTATTATCTTCTGCTGGACTGAGAGGATCATTTACTGATAAAAGAATAAAAAAAGTGAAAGATGATCCTCACGCATTTGTGAGGGATTATGCTACGTGGGATGTTAAACCTTCTAAGTATGGAACTGATACGTTTAAAGTTCTTGTTGGTGCAGGATCTTTTAGATCACGCATATTAAAACCAGATGAAGAGACTTTAATTACTGAAAAATGGTTAGAGGAAACTGGATGTGATTTAGTTACGGTTCCAGAAGAATACAGGGAAGATTTTAAAGATGATATTGTCTCTGCAATTATGGATTTGGCTGGAGTTAGTGTTGCGTCTATTACACCATATATAAGCAGAAAAGAAAAAATAAATTCTTGCATTGATGATCGGGTTCATCCATTTTCTTCTGAAATTTATAATTTTGGAGAACCTGCTGGGTTTATTTGGGATAGATTTACCACAAAATCTAAAAGGCGTTTATCAGGAGGATATGAGGAAGATTTTAGGGAACCATTATTAAATCCTAAAAAATTAAGATTTGTTCATGTGGATGTGGCAGTTTCAGGAGATAGTTTAGGTATTGCCATGGGTCATATTGATAGATGGGTTGAAGTTGTAAGAAGAGATATGAATGGTAAAGAATATAACAATACAGCACCATATATTATAATTGATTTTATGTTGAAAATAAATCCTCCTAAGGGAGAGCAAATATTTTTACCTGATATTAGAATGTTGATTTACGAATTAATAGCAAATGGATTTAAATTAATGGGCTTTAGTGCTGATGCCTATCAGAGTTTTGAAATGATTCAACAGATGAAGGCTAGAGGCATTAGAAATTCTAAAGTAGTTTCAATTGATAGAACAATGGCTCCATATGATAATTTACAATCTGCAATTTATGAAGAACGTATACAATTCTATAAATACAAACCTTTTCTTGACGAATTGGAAAAATTGATACATGATAGAACTAAGAATAAGGTTGATCATCCACCTAAAGGATCTAAGGATATTTCAGATGCAGTTGCTGGTGTTGTTCATGGATTATTGACTAATTCATTAACACAACCTATTGTATTGACTGGAAGTATGGCAAGAATTAACAATGGAGATGAAAATCTATCATGGGTTAATGAAGGCCAAATATTGGTGGATACGCCAGAAAAAAGAGAAAGAGCGTCAGAGTTTATTGCTAATAAGAAAAGCAATAAGCCGATGCCATTTATCATAGGATAATTATTATGGGTTTTTTCAGTATAGCTAAACAAAAAATAACTAAAATAATGCGTAATGATTTTAAGGATGAGTTAGAGCAAGATGCCCTAAAAAAAGGATATGAACATATTCCAATTGGAGGTTCAATTGATGATGGGAGTTCAAATTTAGGGAGAGAATTAGAAAATAGTAGTGAACTATTAAAACGATATGCTGATTATGAAGAAATGGACGCATATCCTGAAATTAATAGTGCTTTGGATATTTTTGCGGACGATGCAACTATACCAGATCTTTACACAAATAAAAGCATTTGGGTAACATCCGATGATAGAATAATTTCTGTTATCCTAAATGATCTTTTACATAATGTTTTAAAAATAGAGGATTCTATATGGAGTATTACTAGATCTATTGCTCATTATGGACAAGAAACTGCGGAATTATTAATTACTAATAGTGGTGTAGTTGGGATTAATATTTTACCAGTTCCTACTATTAGAAGAATTGAAACTTCAAAGGGGACTCTTGTTGGTTTTGTTCAGAACATGTTTGGATTAGGTAATATGTCTGTATCAAAATTCAATGAGGCTATTAAAAAAGGCGAAAATTCCATAGATAATTCAATATTATTTGAACCATGGGAATTTGTTCATTGGCGATTAATGGGTAAAGACTCTACTGATATGTACGGTACATCTATACTTGATAGTGTTAGGTGGGTATTTAAAAGATTATCCATGTTGGAGGATTCTGCATTAGTTCAGAGATTACAAAACAGTGCCAAATTTGCATTTTATGTTGATGTCGGTGATGTTTCACCTGATGAAGCAATAGCATATGTGAATCAGGTTAGACAAATGTATGCAAAGAAAAAATATCTTCATAATGGTGTGGCAAAAACTGATTTTAGACCTAATCCGATGTCACAAAGTAGTAATTATTGGATTCCATCAAGGGGAGATAA